CATTTGCATCTAATATCCAATCACTTTTATTAGCTAGCTGAGACATAATATGTTTTCTGATAATCATTTTTTTCCATTTTTTTTCAGAAGCCAACGGACTCAGTAAACATTTTTCAGTAAAAATATCAATCATCTTTTGGGACTCTTTTTCGCTCCATTGTAAGCTACTCATTGCTGCTTTATGTTCATTATCGATACTTAAAGAGCCATAGTGAATTAATACATGAGTATTGGGCATTAAAATTCTTAGATCAGCAGATTGTAATAGTACACTACTAGCAGACTCTACTTTTGCATATGCTAGTATAATTATTTTATTCTTACTAGACTTGATTGTATCATACATTCCAAGACAATCCTCCCATATTCCACCGGGTAGGTGCATATGAACTAGTATAGGATCATTGGATAATAAATTTAAATAACGTATATTTTTTTGTAATTTAATAGCTGCTCTAAATTCTATACCAGCTTCTTCTTCAGACTCAAATGCTGAATGTAAATATATTTCTTTATTTTTGACATCTAAGCCAAAATCATGTATATTATATAGTTCGTTATCTTTATCTTTGTCTGTCATATAATTATGATAAAAAAAATTGATATGTATTGTGATTAATATTTCTCATTATGTCAGAATCTATAAAAGCTTTTCCTATACTAACACGAAATCTGTATCTTGTAAAAATATCTAAAGTTTCTACGCCCTCTGTGTTCTCTATAATATCACAAATTTTAGCGCTTAGGTTAAAGTTGGTATGTCCGGTCCAAAAATTAAAAATCTTATTACTAGCAGTATTTTCTGAGTATGGAATTATACCCATTGGAGTAAACATAAAAGGTATTTTGTATTTAAATGTATCTATGTTGGGTTTTTCATTATCATGATCGTCTTCATTTTCATCAATTAGTGTTTCTTGTTGTTGTTTGATTTGTTCATTAAAATCTGATAAATCATCATATCCATAAGGATCTCTCCATTTTTCCCATATGATCTGAGGATTTTCTGATTGTAACATTGTATTTATTTAGGATAAAGAAAGGCTTTGCGAGGATTGATAATTGGTTTATCACTATTAAATGCTGTGATACGTTCGGCTTCTGATAATCTAGAAAGAGTGTGTGAGATAAATTTTTTTGATAATAAATCCGATGAATCGTCATCTTTCAAATCTAAAAGAATTTTAACAATATCGCCTTTAAATCCACCACAATTTATCACAGATATTAGAGCAGAATAGTTGCTGGCCCAATGTTTTATATCTTCCATATTGTCTGGCCAGTCTAGTAATACTTCTATATTCCCATCTTTATCCATATAAAAAGATATTTTGCATATATCTTTTATATTTTCTTCTTGGACCACATCATGCGTATCTGACTGCTTTTTGGATAATGGATGATAAAAGTTCTTTAGCAGTGATTTTAATAAATTGACCATTATGTATTTTTGTCTCTATTGGTATTCTACACATATAATATATGTATATATTATCTTCATGAGACTCAATGTCTAATAAACGGTCATCTAACCAAGATAGTTCAAGATTGCAATGTTGTCTAATACAATTTTCCCTGGCTCTAATTATAGAGTCATCATTAGTTAATTTAATAGATGGTAGTGAATTATCATTAGAGTTTAACATAAAATATTCTAATTTATCATTATCAACATTTAATGATAAAATGATATATTTAATATATATATTATACATATGATTTGATCTGATTGATTCCTTTTAGTAAGCTTTGTCTTATGGCTTCTCTTGTAACTCCATATCTTTTACCAATATCAGCCAATGTCATATTCTCAAAATAATATAGATTAATGTGTTCTTTTTGTTTATCTGATAATAGATTTGAAGATAATATTTTTTCTATACATTCCTTTTGTATAACTTCTGACTCTTCGTCTATCATTATTTCTAGCGGATTAGTTTCGTAAGAATTTATATGAGAGTGTATGTCTGGATCATATGATATATTATTTTTATTGGTTTTCTTATACTTATTTGTAACATATGTTTTTATGGCCCATATGGCACATTGATTACGATAAGAATATCTGGTTTTACTTTGTCCTGTGGTTTTTCCGGTTCTTTCATTATCATATTTCCAATCTGCTGTCATAATCGCATTAGCAACATCAGATATTGCGTCATCATTAGATAACATTTCATGTGTTAAGTTTTTGTAAAACTTAGGAGCAAACTTAGCAATAGTCTTTTTAGCTAAAGATATATATGTAGATAGTGTGTCGTATTTTCTTATTGTTTCCATTTGGTGTCCTTTTCAAAATATTAGTTGATTACGTTAATCTTTTCCACTGGGTTGAATCCGGTCTGTCTTTATCTCCAGGTTTAGCTGGTCGATAATTTTTACCTTCCCTTTGTTTCTTTTTGCGAATGTTATTCCAAAGTCCTGGTTTATCGCCAGCAAAGGTATTATCGTCGCTGTCTGGTACATACTTGACAAAATCATGAATTGTTCTCATATAGTCTTCGGTAATTGCAATTTTACCTTGTAGCCAGCTCTCTGTCAAGTTTTGTTTGACCATAGGGTCGCTATCTATTGATTCTAAAATAGCTTTAGCATGATTCATTATTGCATTTAATGATCCAATATTCATTGATAAGAAGTCTTGTTTGTACTCATCAAGTTCTTCTGAAGGAGATTCTTCTTCTTCTTCTTCTTCTTCTTCTTCTTCTTCTTCTTCTTCTTCTCCAACAGGAACTTCCATTCTAGATTCGTAATCTGGTTCCATAAAAGCTAACTGTATTTCTGTTTTAGTTAAACTATCTCCAGCAGACCATGTGGGACCACTATTAGTTGTTAGATATGTTACAACCTTACCCATTTCGTTTGGTAATTCTGCTATATCAACTATAACACCCTGACTACCATAATGTTTGCATTCCGAATTAATATTTTTTATAGCATCTCCTATATTAAATTTGTTAGTTGCTGTAGTTTTTATATTAAGTTGTTTTTTACTAGCTTCTGGTAGAGCAGCAACAAACTCTGGACCTTTTCGTTTTGCCATATTATAAAGTTTTTTCAAAAAAGCGTCATAGCTCATTTGACCTTTCATTCGTCCAAAATTACTAATGGCGTCGGGTATGTCTTGAGGAGTTACTATTGGAAAAGATCGTGTTTCTGGAAATAAAAAATCGCTATCTTTTAATTCGCTACGTTTTTTACCTTTGTATGTTTTTTGTGCTGCTTCTGTAAGATAATTAGAAACTTCTTTAAGAATTTCACCATAGCGATTAATCATAATAATCTCCTATATTTGGTTTAATATATGTATTAAATAGTTTGTTAATAAATAGCAGTCCAGCATCTATATCAGATTGATAATGAATACCTTGTAGTTTTCTTGCTCTACCAGTTAATTCAACACAACTATATATTTCATTTGGTATATTACTACGATACACTGTTTTGATCAAATGGTATGCTAAAGCAGAATAGGCCGTATGACCGGACGGATATGATGGTGTGTGATGGGTTGATGTTACTAAAACATTAATTGATATATTATATATATCCGCTAATTGTTTTGGTCGTGGTCTATTATAGTAATTTTTTACTGCTATAATTAATTGACTAACATCTTTATAAATAAGATCAAATATTTTTTTAGGAAAAGTAATGTTATGTTTTTCAAGAATCGGATAAAATAAGTCTAGCGGTTCTTTATCAACTAAATAGATTAATTTTTCGTCTTCTTTTGTTCTGTTGTGTGTTAATAGAGCAATTTCCTCAATCTCTAGTAGTGTGGTTTTACTACTATTTTTATATGGCGGAGGTATTAAATTTTTCCAATCAATATATTGATATTTTTTTGGTACTTTAATATCTTCTAAAACTATTTTATTATCGTATTTAATACGATCTATTCGAGCATTTTTATCCAGTTGATTTTCAACAGAATTAAGAATATTTTTATATGATCGCATTTTAAACTTGTAGTGTTAAGAAATTATCTAGACCCATTTCGTCAATTAGCTTCAAATAGCTTTCATATAATGTAATACCGTCTTCGCTTCCCTGTAACAGAGGAAGCATAATATTTGCTGTAATCTCATCTCCAACTGCTCTAGCGGCCATAATAGTGGCTCTTTCGGCAGCAGATGCTTCTCTAACTGAATCAAGATTATACTTAATTAATGCTAACATATCGTGTCTAGTCCATGATGGTGGAGCTACTGTTAATGGTTGGTAATCTTGATCAAAAAATTCTAATCTTGATAAATTAATCATAGCGTGTTCATGCTCTTGTAACGCATCCTCTTTAATAACAGAAGCTAATTTTTTATATCCCCATCTTTCAAGATGAACAGCTTGAGCACTTAATACTGTTGTTTGTTGCCAGTGAATATTTAGTGACTTCTTAAGAAGATCGATTACTTGTGCCGAACTATAACCTTCAACCTGTTGTGCTTGGGCAACTTTATTTTGTTCAGTTAATAGATCTTGAATTGATTTTTGCATAATTGATCTCCATTTATGTTAAATCTGAAACATTGGGTGTGGACCACATTTTGCAAGACCAATAATTAGCTTTCCATCTAGGACCGGGGTCTTCACAATGATGTCTAGCCCTATAAGACTTACGTCTTTCTGGATCGTCTCTTTTGATTTCCATATTTGGGTCGCCAAAATTTACTTTAATAACATTCCCTTTTTCATTCTTAACATAAACACTAAATTTTTTTGGACCATCTGGTGTTCTAAATGGTTTATTTAGTGTAACATTTTTTTTATCTTTTTTAGAGCTAACCAATCTATCTTCTTCATATTCATCCACCACCTGATCAATCTCTATATCCCACACAAATTCGTCCCATTCATCATTCCACATATAATTATTAGCAAATAATTGATCGTGAACTTCTTCTATTAAATTTGCTTTATCTTTTGTTCGTGTTTGGGATAAGCACACGGCTATTCTTTGACTAGTCTTTGGAAAGTCCTTTTTCATAGTCTCATCGCCCATACATCTAGAAACAAATTTTTGTTTATCTTCTTTTGGGCTTCGTTTAGGTAGTGGCATAAATAGTATCCTTGTTAAAATTTAAAAAGATATTTTATATATACACCAATATAATATCATGCCTCTATTGCTGCTGATATGCAATTAGCGGTATTTTTCCAGTTATATTTTTCAGCTGTTTCTATACCTATTTTATTGGTATTAATTTTATTAGTATAGACATATTTCATATATTCTATAAATTGATCTTTATGAGATTGATCAATTTTAGCCCAATTACCTTCTCCATTAAACCATTTGCCATCGTAAGCTTCTTCTTTTTCTGTAATATCGACTAAATAGGCATTATCTTTTGTACAAAATTCAGTATGACTAGCATAATTTGTGGTTATAACTGGTTTACCAAGACTCATCATTTCTAATAATTCCAAATTCCATCCTTCTGCTCTTGATGGAAAAATACCACAATCTGCATATGACATTACTTCTGCTAATCTATCGTGAGTATCAATTCTTGGAAAGAGTCTTATTTTGGATTGTAATTTACTATTTTTTACCAATTCTGCCCAAAACATATTTTGTTCTTTATTCAAGAATGGGTTTTCTGTTACAAGCCATAGTTCAACATTATCTGTTTCAGAAAAAGCACTATTAAACATTTCTATTAATATTTCATGTCCTTTTCTAATTTCCCATTTACCAACATTAATAAATATATATGGGAGATTTGTTCTATCTACTGTTTCACTCATCGAGTGATTAAAAATATTTCTATCAACACCAAGAGGAGCTATAGTAATTGGTTTAGTAATATTGTTATTTATTAATATTTCTTTTGCCCATTTACTTGATACAACTAAATGATCCGGATGATGTAGGTGGTGTTTTTCTTTTGTTGTAAATGTATCTAACTCAAAAAAGGGATACGCTATAAATTTACCCCTGCCGGCTCTCAACCCAAGATCAAATTGGTGCCATATTTTAAAGCATGGGGCATCATAATCGAAAGTTTCTTGTCTATTGATACAATCTTGTACTAACTTTACATCTTTAGGATTATCTATGTGTGGTTGTCCAATAGGAAAATAAGTAATATTATACATATAAGATAATTCTTTTAGTATATTATGGGCGGCAATACCATATCCTGTCATACCTAGTGGTGATATGAAATTAATATTATTCATTGAAATACCTTATTGTGTGTTTGGTTTACTCTAATAAAAATAGTTTTTTTGCTAAAGTCTTTTATAGATTGTGCTCCAATATATGTACATGCACTTCTTAGACCACCCAAGATATCCTGTAATATATGAGTAGTTTCTCCTTTATACGGAATTGTAACGCACTTACCCTCGCTGGTTCTGTAATCGGCAACTCCTCCATTATGTTTATTCATAGCCTCTTTACTACTCATACCATAAAATTTTAAAGATTTTTTTCTTTTTTCTGGTGGATGATAGCCAGGATCATTTGGTTGCCACCATTCTCTAACTACTTCTCTGTCGTTATTAATAATGGCGCAACGATATTCGTATTCCCATTCTCCGTCACAACAATCGGTTCCAGCAAAAATTCCTCCTAACATCGTAAAGTCTGCATTTCCGCCAAAAGCCTTACAAACATCTGCCGGTGTTTTACATCCTCCGTCAGCACAAATGTGTCCTTGTAGACCATGAGCGGCGTCTGCACACTCCATTACAGCAGATAGTTGGGGGTATCCGATGCCGGTTTTAAGTCTTGTTGTACAAACGCTGCCTGGGCCTATACCTACCTTGACTATATCAACTCTTCCATGAATTAATAGTTCTTCTGTCATCTCGGGCGTAACTATATTACCAGCCATAATAATAGTCGAAGGATATTTTTCTCTTATTTCTTTAACAGTATTTACGAATAATTCACTATAGCCATTAGCCACATCTATACAGATATTTGGATATTCATATCCCTTATTATGAAGCTGTAAAAAGATATAATCTAATTTTTCTATATCTTTTATAGATATTCCTGTTGAATAAAATGCATATTTGGATATTGGTAAAGAAAAGAAATTAATAAGTTTATCCGGTGAATAGTGCTTATGTAAACACGTTAGACACTTTGAATCACCAAGTACTTCTGCCATTTTGAAAGTTCCTGTTGTGTCCATATTGGCAGCTATTATTGGAATACATTCTATTGATCTAGAAGATTGTGGAAAAATAAATTTTCTAATCAAAGAAACTTCCGATCTACTACCCAATGAAGATCTTTTGGGTCTAATTAAAACATCATCAAAATCTAATTTGATTCCATCTATAATTTTCATATACTATACGGAAAAAAAATACCATCTCCTATACGTGTTGATGTTTTCTGATGAATTAATATGTTCAAGATATGAGAATATATCTTTCCAGTCTGAGAAAATCATTTGATGAGGAATAGCACCAAATAACCAGTCTGGAGCGTGTTCTTTTCCTTGCACCATATGAATTATGATAGGTTTCTTTTGTCTATTTGCCCAAAAAATTTCTTCTAGTGTTCCGCATGGATGAATATCTAGATCCAAATTTACTATCATAAAATCACTAATATCAACTAATCTTAAATCAACAGATCTAATTACTTTCATCATACTTGAAAGCTCATCAAATCTATGTTGCTTTTTCAGTTTGCCTTTAAGGCTATGAGTATCTTTATCTTCTAATCCTATTTCTGAGGGTTTAATAATAGGATTAAATACTACAACACCTAAACTACGAAGAAAAGGAGTTATATCTTCTCTCCATCCACAACCTCTATCTTTGGCTCTGTCAACAGCGCCAGCAAGGTAGACTCTCTGATTTTTAAGCCTATTCATTTTTGCTTTATATCAAATAGAAAATTAAAAAGATTATCGTATCTAACCGTACTGTGATTAGATTCGGATAGTTTTATTAAACCATGAATAATACCAGATATCATTACTAATACTACAATTACATTAGTCATTATGATTTTTCTTCGAGTTAGTATGATTATAAATGTAAATATTATTTAATGCCCAAATATCATCTATCAAGTCTTGTATAAAAATCCAGTTTCCACCACAACTACCAATGCCAAATTTTGGACAATGTATTTCTGTTGTAAAATCTGGAAAATTATCTTTCAAATTTTGGATAAAATTTTTAATTTCATACATACAGTAAACTAATTGTCCATAATGTATTAGTCTATTATTTTTCTTTTTAGAATTCTGACAATACATATTTGCGATAAAGATTTTTCCTTTAGTAATAGTATTTTTTTCTGCTAATAACATACTACATAAATTTTTTGGAATATTACTAGTATTTATATTAGCTTCTACTATAGGATAATGTTCATATAGTTGTCTAGAAAAACTAGATATTTTTTTATTGTATGGCCAACATATGTTTGGTATAATAAAAAATTTTGAAGATTCATTTTTTAATAAACCTTTAACATTATCAAATAGAGAAATATTATTATATGTAACAATTTTTTTATTTAATAGAGTACTCATATTTCTTTATTCCATTTGTTTATTGGACATTTTTGATCAGCCCAGGCTAACTTATTTAGAAATTTTTTCTTAGGAGATATATTACATCCACACTGCAAGCATTCTTTGTGCTTTAAGTCATAAAATTCACAATCTAAACATATTAGAAATCTTTTATTTATTTGTTGCTGACTACATTTCGGTAATCCGTAGCCTATGTGAAACCATAAAGCTTTACAGAAATTTTTTATTTTAGTTGCCCAACTCATCTGTTTTCTTTGTTTCTTTTATAGGTATTATTGTGCCATCTGTTTGAGTTGTAAAAATTGGTACATTTTCTACTAAAATAGAAGACTCTATCCATCTTGAAGACCCATCCTTAAGAGATATGCAATTTTTTAATTGTATATTTTGCTTTTGTTTGTAGTCTATAGTAAGAATAAATATATTATTATTATATAGAAAAACATCTCCTCCTGATAATTCTTCCAATAATTTCATTTATAATATTCTTTCCAGTATTCCCAGTCTTCCTGATCTAAGTCTTCTTTTTTCTTTTTTATTTCTGTTTTTTGTTTTTTGTATTGCTGATAATTTTCGTCTACACCGGACTTATCAAAGTTTTTGTTCTTTAAACTTTGCTGTCTTTGTATTTTTCTATCGTCTTGGTTCATCGCCGATTCACTCCTACTACATAGTACCCTGTACCAAACCAGAGTCAAGATTTTTTTTATATGGCTTGGCGGTTGACAGTATTAGAAACATGATTATTATTTATGCAGCTGGGGGAGATTATATCTTATATAACTACTGGACGTATTATACCATTACCCTCATATCTTTTATTTCCTGCATATTCTGGTTGTTTTAATCTTATAGCCTGTTGACTAAACAATTTAATAAAATCATCTTTAGATAGGATATTTTTATTGTCATACCTCCTATGGGAAGACAATAGTAACGCAGCGCAACCAACAGCGTATGGGGTCGCCATACTCGTACCACTCATAACTGCATAAGAATTATTTGGAATGGAACTTGGGATATCCTGACCGGGTGCCACAAAGTCGAGACTATCTCCAGTACAGCTAAAATCACATATTTTAAGATCTTTATCTATAGCCCCTATACTAATAGTTTGTGGATATTTAGCTGGATAATTTATATCGGATTCATTACCAGAATTTCCAGCAGCACAAAATACTACTACTTTTTTAGTATTAGCATATTTTAGAGCATCTTCTATTTGTTTAGATGGATTTTCCGAACCTAGTGACATAGTAATAATATCTGCGCCGTGGTCACAGGCCCATATTATACCCTTAGCGACATCGGTATTCGATCCCATACCGTTTTCACCTAATACTTTAACAGGCATAATTTTAACTTTAGGAGCAACACCGACAACGCCTAGAATATTATTTGCTGCACCTATTGTGCCAGCAACATGAGTTCCGTGACCATTTTCATCCATAACATTGTTATTATTATCGACTATATTTTTACCTGCAACAATATTGTCTTTTAGATCCTCATGTGTCACATCGCATCCCGTATCAAGAACTGCAACAACAACTTTTTCTCCCATGGTTTTATTCCAACATTTTTCAACATCAAACATTTTAATTGGCCATGGATAAAATTGCATTGATCCATAAATACCGTGCAAATTTTCTCTTGTATGAGGCAAGAGTCCGCATTCATTTTTCCTTTTGAATTTTAAAAAATTAAACATAGTTATTTATTTATCTCCTCTAATTTTATGATTTCGCTGTTTATCCAATCTCTATATTTACTTATGCGAGTATGTGTACTGACTGTCCCGTACTTAGATTTATGTCTATTTGGCTTATCTTCTATCACAGCAGAATGTATACCGGCTAATTTATTATCGATAAATAATCCTCCACCGCTATCTCCAGCTGCTATAATAAATTCTAATAATGTTTTATTATGCTTAACGGAAGGTGAACAAAACAATAAAAAATCATTAGTACCATCAATAGTATTGGATCCTGCCCTTTGAAATCCACCAGGACTATTAACTCCATGTAAAAAATTACCAGTTGCACCGTATCCAGATAACTCACAAAATTTCCCTAATTCATCATCTTTTTCATAAAGTTCTGGATATTTTTCTAATTTCATCGCATCAGATAGTAAACATATAGCTATATCATATTTACCAAATATATCATGTTTATATTTTTGATGAGATACTATTTTTTTAATAGGAATCAATTTATTACCAACTAATACTGATGAAGTTTTACTATCCTCAAATAAATGAGCAGCAGTTAGAATAATATTATCTTTATATGCAACAGCTGATCCTGAATATTTAATATCTTTTTTTGTAATACCAACTAATAATACAACATAAGGAAAATTTTTTGCATGATCTAAATATTGTTTATCTTTTACATCTGGATCTATAGTGCCAGCAAAGGTATTAGTAGTTAATATTATTGCTAATGTTAATAGTTTAATTAATTTAGTCATAATATTTGTGCAGCTATTAAGCACCCTTTTGCAACAGCATGAAGAGGATCGTCTGCATGAACAACTTCTTTTATCGGTAGCGGAAAATTATTTTGTATTAATTTATTCTTAAATGTTTGAACATATCCTTGTGCCAGAGATGTTCCTCCAGCAACAACTATTTTTAATGGTTCTTTGAACTTTGGTAATGATTTATGATTACTTAATGCTACACTCAAATATTTTGTTGTATAATCTATTAACCTATCATAGTAAGAACATACTGCTTCTAATATTGGATTTTCATTAGGTTGTCCTATAGTATAAGATCCTTGCTCTTTTTCTGCTTGTACAACACTGTCTGGTTCTCCTAGTGCTACAGCAACCATACGATCTATCCAGTCCCCAGACTTTGTGGTGCTAAAAGTAACTGTTGGTTCGCCATTTAACATAACACAAACATTGGTCATTCCTGCACCACAACTAACTCCTATACCAGTATAGTCACTATCTTCTAGTCCAGCATAACATAGTGCTTCGGCTTCATTTATTGCCTTAGCATCATAACCTTGTTCTGCTAATATACTTTTTACAATATCTTCGTGATAACCAACATCAAAATCATCATCTTGCTGATCTACCGGTTGTGCTGGTCTACAAAAAATTAGTTTTTCACTTGGCTCCGATGCTTTGCCGACTACTTCTTTTAATATAAAAGCCAATACTTTTTTTGCTTCTTTTTCTTTTGATGATACTACACCCTTATACATTGGTCTTTTAGCACTATCATTTCTTTCTATAGCTTTTTCTATTGCATCTTTGCCTAGAAGAATAAATGAATTATCAGAATCTTTAATAAATGTTTTGCCTTGCAAACCCTTTTCTATCATTTTAATAGCAACTGGAGTTGTTGGTCTAATGATATAAAAAGCATCACGAAAATCAGTATATGATATTCCGCTGACTGTTTGTTTTGACAAGACTATATAACTTGTACCAACATCTAATCCACAACTCATATTATCATCTCCCGTGCTTCAAGTTTTTAAGCTTATTAATAGATGTATTGATATTTTCTGTTGACTCTTTGATTGTCCCTATGGTTTCGTATTTTTTTTCGTATCCTTCTGTACTGATTTTGGTTACAACTCTACCTTCATCTATATTAATATTTTCTAATACTAAATTTTCTGTATTTTGATGTTTACTAAATACTTTTAAATTACTATTATTAATTTTACCAAATAAATATCCTATAATAAAACATAATATATTAAAACATAATAATACTATTATGATAATATCATATATGCTGATCATAACATACACCATTCATGCAATAAGACTATCTATAATGTGGCCATTATCAATAATTTTAACTGGTCTATTTCCTGGAGCTATTAAATGTTTAGTATGATCAATTCCTAGCAGATGATATAGAGTAGCGCCCCAGTCCTCTACACTCATTGGATCGTCCTGCGGTTCACTCGCTGTGTCGTTGCTGGAGCCATGCACCAGACCCTTTTTAATTCCGCCTCCTGCCATGACTATAGAAAAAACACGCGGCCAATGGTCGCGTCCAGCGGTGGGATTTATCTTAGGTGTACGACCAAATTCTGTGGCAACACACACTAGTGTTGAATCTAGTAATCCTTTTTGGTCTAGATCATTTATTAGTGCAGAAAAAGCTTTATCAAAAGATGGTAACTGAGTATTCATATTTGATGCTATATTATCATGATGATCCCATCCACCATAACTTACGCTAACAAATCTGACTCCTGCTTCTACTAATCTTCTACTTAGTAAGAGTCTCATTCCCGCAGCAGTTTTTCCGTAGATTTCTTTAGTATTATCATCTTCTTTATTAAGATCAAATGCTTGTATGGCCTGAGACGAATTCATAATATCATAAGCATTTTGATAAAAAGAATTCATAGAATCTAAAGAGTCGGACTTTTGACTAACATTGAACTCTTTGTTGACTATTTCTAGCATTGCTTTTCTTTTGTCAAATCTATTTATAGATATTCCATCTGGCAGTGTTAAATCTCTAACTTTAAAGTTTGGATCTTCTGGATTTCCACCAAGACTAAATGATGAATAACTATGACTAAGATATCCAGCACCAGCAAATTCGTTAGGTACATTAGGTACTGTTATATATGGAGGTAAATTATTCCTGACTCCTAATTGTTGACTGACTACTGATCCCAAACTTGGATACTGAATGGCTGGACTAGGACGATATCCAGTAAACATATTATTAGTTCCACGCTCATGTGCTGTTTCACTATGAGTCATTGATCTGATAATACTAATTTTATTTGCTATTTTTGCAGTTTCTGTCAGATATTGACTAAAAAATATTCCTGGAATACTTGTGGATATACTATTTAAAGGACCCCTATAATCAATCGGACTATTCGGTTTTGGGTCAAATGTTTCTTGATGAGCATACCCACCCGGCAGATAAATATAAATCACTGACTGTGCCTTCGCTTTTTTAACAGAAGGTTCTTCTGCTCTTAATTTGAGGTAGTCTCCAAGATTTAATCCTAAATATCCTAAAACGCCCGTATTTATAAAGCTTCTTCTATTAAACATAAAATATCCTTTTCTGGTTATATTATACACTATTATAGCAAAATAGGTGGGACAAGCCCACCTATCTTGATTTAAATTAATTATCTAATTTAATTTAGATACTATTATTATTTAGTATAGTTTCCTATCACTCTGCCCTTTTGGGTTCGTGATATAAACTTTTTTCTAACTAAATACGGCTCTATACTATTTTCAATAGTTTCTACAGCAATACCAGTAAGAGAAGATATCGCTTTTAAGCCTAATGGATTACCTTTATTACTTGCTAGTAAATTCAAATACGTTCTATCGTAAGCATCTAATCCATCTTGATCGATACCCTGAATAGAGAAAATCTCATCTATAGACTCTGTAGAATTTGGATGACAGGTCTTGTAATTTTTATACCATTGTAATCTAGAGTTCAAAATTCTAGGAGTTCCTTTGCTTCTTTTAGCAATCTCAACAAGATCACTTTCATCAATAGAAATAGATAGTTTATCGCAGTTCGATCTTGCTAGTTTAGCTAAATCAGTATCATTATAAAAACTAAGATGTTCTTTGATACTGAATCTATCATAGAACGGTTGACTTAAACTACCACCACTAGTTGTTGCTCCTACCAAAGTAAAAGCTGGAAGATCAATAGTTTCTGGTTTTTTCTCTAGAGTAATAGTTAATACAAAATCTTCCATTACAGGATATAAAAATTCTTCAACAAGTTTGGGTAATCTATGAATTTCATCAATAAATAGAACTGATCGTGGAGCAATTCCCATAAGGTATGGAATAATATTCTTAACACTTCTGAGATTTGCCGCGTTGGTTGTGTACAGATTCACATTCAATTCGTTGGCGATAGCACTCGCTATGGTAGTTTTACCAAGTCCCGGTGGCCCATCTATTAAAGTGTGTGGCATCACGGTTGATGTTTTTAAACAGCCCGTCACGCTGACTTTTAGTCTGTTAATCACATCATCTTGTCCAAGAATTTCGCTAAATTTAGTTGGCCTTATACCTTTAGACATTTTTTATCTCCAATGATTTTAATGATATCTCAATAAGTTTTATAGCATCATCTATCTGATTAGATATATATGTTTTACACAGTATATCTTTTGCTTCTTGCGCTTTAAATCCGTACTGAACCAGTATTGTAACACACTTCTCCAAAAGGTCAATCGGAATACTTATATTTGATTTATTACCATCTATTGAGGCGTTATTATCTTTCGATGGGTCCGCTATTTGTGGTTTGTCTGTATAATTTATGTCTATATCAGTTATAGTTTTTGGCTTAAATACTGTTCCACAATAACAAACAACTTTAAAATTTTTTGTTTTTACTTCTCTTAGATACAACCAATGAGTAATGCCGCAGATTTCAGATGGACATCTATATAAAAAAGAAGCATCAATTTCAATCGGTTTCACGATTTTCATCATCTTTTATCCAAAAGACAAAATCATTAATTTGTTCATCATAAGCAGATTCTATTAATCCTTTACTCGCTAATGAAGTTAACATATTACTGACTAAGCGTCCATTCATTTCTTCTATAATTTGTGAAAATATTTTTTCATCAATTAAGTATCTTGACTCATTTGTGATTTTATGTTTTTGTTCTTTAGCCAAACCCTTGACTATTACTAGTGATTCTTGTTGGGTTAAAATTTGATCCATTTCCTTCATGTCCTCCTTACTAATTTCTGTAATAAGTTTGGTAAATTCGTCAGGATCATCTCCTATGCTTTTATCAAAGCCATTGAATACAAGTTTTCTTGCTGACCTTGTAAATTCTTCTAAATCATCTATAATATAGTTTTGTTTGCTCATATATTTCTCCGTATTTAATTTAGGATATCAAATAATCCTTTGTAGTAATGTGGCTGTAATACAAAATGAACAGCATGACTTTGAATATGATTCAAGTATTCTCTGGCTAATCCGACTTGAACAAAGTACTCTTTTTTCCATATAGGCTGTTTCTGATAGTTAATCCCCAAATACTGGAAGTTTTTAGACTTCTCAGTATTGGAGAAATAACTATTCACAGGAAACGACTTTTTGGGAAAATTGACATACCACACATTTGATGATCCTTCGACTATATCATTTAGAGCATTATATAGCATTTTACCCCAAGCGTCCCAAGCGGTGGGATCAAACTTGAAATAGTGCTTATATTTGTCTTGAGCATCATCATAATCATGCTCATCGTTATAGTCATCATCTTCGTGCATACTACTTACCTATAACTGTATCTATTTTGATAGGCTACATTTTTACGATTGCGTCCTCTACGACCCTTAAATCCTAGTCTCTTTATGATATTACGAATTGTTTGTCCCCTTAAAAAATACTTTTTACCATAGAACGAGTGTTCTTCAAAATAATAATAAAGACCTACCGCAGACCCTAACTCATTCATCAATTCAATAAATTTTTTCTTAGCTTCTTCATCAGCTAATAAAAGCTGCAAAAGAGGATTAATATGTCTACCTCGTTTACTTCCTTTTGCTTTTGAAAGTCCTAGGCGACGTACAATATATGCTAAAACCTGATATCCCTGATAAAACTTCTCGTTTCTAAAACCTTGTATTCTAAGATGATCCCATAAAGCTCTTGTTGTTTTAGACTGATTCGCTAGATAGGTAAATTCTTTTAGAGCATTTGCATCTTCTAACAATAGTTGTTCTAGTTTATTTGTGTGTCTACCCATTTATTTTCTCCTTATTTTAAGTGGTTGTGTCAAAGGGTATAGAGTCTCCTATACCCCTGACACGGAACCCTCATCCGATACAAAACTTGTCACTAAGTTGATTAGCCAAATCTTTTGCCGCACTACTAAGAAAACGATTATTACTAAAGTAGAGAGGCGTTGAGACTTGATTAAGGAACTCTACAACGGTCTTTAAAAGTTTGGTCTGCTGACTATCAAGGTTTATATCCTCGTCAGCAGCCTCGCCCATAGGACTTGTAAGAGCGTCTGTCTCTTCGTCAAGATCGCCATCAAGATCGCCATAACTTGGAGTAATCGACACAGGATCACCATACACACGTTCTGCTATAGCATATTTATCCAATCCTTTTGGACCCACGTTCTGTAACTCATTAAGAATTTTTGAAGCAACATCCACTGTTACTGGAACCCCCGTCATATCAGACTGCTTATAAGCCTTAGCATAACCCTTATACCATTCGTCGCTGCATTTCTCAGGAATTATCTGTAAAGTAGCGGGTTGACCAGTAAGAGCAGACTTTAGATCGGCAACATTAATTGGTTGACCAGTACTACCACTAAGAATACTGGTAAAATAAGGAGCCTTCTTTTCCCATTCTTTACGCCACCAAGTATAAGGCACACGATAAATCTGATTGGGCTTAATCGCTCTTGGATCGCCATCAAAATAGTTCACCAACTTCTTTTGAAGGCCATTCCAGAAAGTTTTGTTGCCTCCAATAATTTTACGACTAGCATCATCAAAAATCCAGTAACACTGATAGCCATTACGAGTATCAACTACCCAACTAGGCTTAACTGGAAAATCATTGATCTTTTTGAGGAATTGCTTTTTCTTAGTCATAACAATGCTGGGCTTAAAATACTTTCCATCGCTATTACGACCAGCATCCATATCACAAAAGCAACAAGTAAACTGCTTAATAGCGTATAGTTTACGTCCACCATTTACATAAAAATAAACATCAGAATGATTATTAAGGTTAGCATCTAGTGCTTCATTAATATCATTAGTGTGGTTCATATTACTAATTTTCTTACGAGGATTACCATTATAGCAAAAAATATTATCTTGCTTAAAAGAAGCCAAAAAACGATTTCTTTCACTAGCATGACCATTAGCATAAGTGCTATTGTCATTTGAAAACGGATTAAATCCAAGATTATCGCTAAACATTTTAGTATTCCTTATTTCCTTAAAATTTGTTGGGAAAGGCACCACACCTATCATAGTCAACAAAAGAGTGTTGGCGGGATCGAACCGCCATAGCCCAAATTGCTCACTCCATTTTTATCAAACATAATCCTGATCAGGATCATAATCTTCATCTTCATCTTCGTACTGATTCCAGTAATCATCATCATACTCATCATATAACTGCTCTTCATCGTCATCATAAGAGTCTTCACTAAACTCAGCCTTGTAAAGAGGTTTTAGTAGTTCACCTTGATATTCACCAACAACTTCATATCTACAAGTACGAAGTTTCTCATGATTACAATCACTAGGAACGCTGACCACATCTTTTGGATTGATCTTAACAATCATAATATGATCACCGTTATCAGCACTACCATAATTAGCAACATAGTTCAAAGCACCAGCATGAAGTCCCTGAGAGCAACCAACATTACGATTGTCATCAACCTTAGCCCTATTCATTTGGCAAACTTGTCCAACATGATTGTCAAATGTACCAGCATACTTATCCATATAATCGTTACGAACAGCCTTGTATGCTAGAAAATGACCATCCTCAGTAATTGGTAGATGTTCATGTTCCAAGAAATCATACAGTTCCTTTTGACTCTGCATACTGGGATTTTCCATAAGATTATTCAAGAAGTTTACAAGAGGCTGAAACGGTAATCCCTTGCTCATAAACTCTAGAATACGCTTACTAATGCTACCATGAACTTCTTCACCATCAAATAGCACCTTGCCGTTCTTGACCTCAACCAGACCATCGCTAAACGATGATACTGCCTTTTCGATGTCTACCAGATCTAGCAACTCATCATTGGTTGCTGTTGGTAGAGCCTCAAGAATCAACTTGTAATTAATATGATCAGGAATAACTTGATAAGCCTTATTATTCAAGATCAACGTCAAATTACCATCAACCCACATAAATGGAACGCTCATTTTAATTCTCCTTTTCCTGTGAAATTTATTTGATCAAAACACCTAGACTATTTCGTAACTGTTCAATACCGTTTTCATCAATAGTTAAAAACCATGCTGGTGGACTATAGTAACGATTATGACTTATTTTAAGTGGATTAGAGGAACCTATTCCGTTCAATCCAGCATCAGAACCGTTTATTTCCAACGCACTACTCACAATATACTTGAGCATCGGCACCTTGTCAACTTCCGCTTTAAACTTTTTTCTAAGATCAGAACTTTTCGTTATCGACTCACAAAAATCTTTGGATTCTTGAGAAATTGATACTATCTTAGATGTATAATCTTCACTATACATAGTATTGATCTCGCTCTTTAAGATATTAAACTCTTGAGTTTGTTTACGAATCTTCTCAGGATCAATACCATTCATATTATGTTTTGCTAATATTTTTGTCATAACAGCAAAGTATTCTGACTTCTTACAAAACTTCATATCAAAACTATTATGAATAACATGAGCAAAAAAGTAATGGATCATCCATTGATCGACCAGATTACAAAGTTCTGATCCACTAATATACTTATGATAATCAATACCAAAAATGCCTAGAATAGTAACCGCTATATGCCTATCTGTACGAATTCTGTAATAACCATACGACTCATTCTTTTCTTCTGTATTATACTGTTCAGTACAGTAGTCTACAATATTTTTATACGAACTAACTTCTCCGCAAAGTTTACTCATCATGCTCTTTAATTGAGGCTTGATCCAAGCATTGAAATCAATAAGATTCAAATCTTTGATCTTACTAACAGCACTCTGCTTGATAGCAAGAATATTCTTGTCCTTCAATAGATTGTGAAGAGTATGATTTTTATCTTTGATAATTTTATTAAGATAAGCGATAGATGGAAATCCTTCCGCCGAAGCATACCTAATAATAGGAATATAAATCGTCTCATCTTGATCTTCGATACTTTCGTAAGTATCTTCGTCTACTTCTCTTAAAAGATCAGAATCATTTATTCCATTACCAGATAATACTAGCTTATCATTAGCATCTGGACAATCACTAATAATAAAAACCTCGCCAGCACTAATCTTACCAAAAGAAACACTGCTCTTGCGTGGCCCCTTACTAAGTAGACTACGATAATCGGAAACATTAACTATATTGGTTTCTCCACCGATATCACTAATGATATCATCAAAACCCTCTGTAGAATCTTCTGGATTATCACTATCCACCATCAGATATGCAAAACAATCATTTTGATTGCAATATTTTGTCACAATCTTTTTGGCGGTTTCAGCACCCTTAATATCGCAGCGGAAAAAGATCATTTTACCACTCTTTTTAGTTCCGCTCCAATAGTATTGAGGAACTCCCTTGAGTGTTTCATTATGAATTTTATCTGTTAGATAAACCATACGACGAGAGCGATATCCGGCTGTTCTAAAATTAAAAACATACAACTGCTTATTTTTCTTGAACTTGTATTCAAGATCTTTACCACTAGTTAATTCATGAGTCTTTCCAGACTGATCGGTCCATGATGCACCAGCGGTCCATCCACCAGCAAGATCGCTCAAATTATAATAAGTCTGATAAGCATCTACCAGATTAGTACACTGAGTAATCTTTTGGGTCATATCTTCTTTGAGTTGAAGATAAATATCCTGAGTTCTTTCACGCAAAACTTTAAGAACATTCTTTGTATACTGTAAACCTTCACGACTCACATCCATTTCCAATTCGCCAATATCAAAATTGATTTCAAGATACAAACCGGATCCTAGAACCTCCTTGACTAGATTCTTCCAATTATCCACATCAACCTTTTTGAAGGTACGATTCCATTTCTGGATAGCATCATTGGAAACGTCTTTTTCTGCTTCTCCAATAATCTTTGAACTATCAACAGGATAAGCAATATTACCCATGATAGCAATAATACCACTATCAGCATTGTTGTACGCTGAAGGATATTGATCATTATTATTCGATAGTCTACCAATCCTCCAGCCCTTACCATCAATAACAAAATTGGTATAAGAGTACGAATGATCGGACAGATTCTCCCCAAAACCACCCTCAATAATGGGCTTCATCTTGAAGTAATGGAAAATTCTTTTTGCTTTGGTAGTAAACTCGCTAAAATCACACTGCTTAACGGCGAAACTAATTTCAAGACCGTTAGGTTCTTTAGTTGGACTAATATCAAACAGATTAAGACTAGGAACACCGTTCTCGTCCATAGCCGCAATATAAGAATACTTAGTTCCGTTATAATAAGATACTGTGCTAAAACTCTTGGTATAAGCAAATGGACTCTTACTACCTAATCCAAGACAACCAACAAAATCATTACTATCATTCTTGTTGCTTGCCCCATAAGTGGTATACAGTTCCTCCATGTCCTGCTGACTAAGACCCGTACCATAATCACGCACGGTAAAAGATGGAACCGCTTGTGTTGGCAGAATAACCTTAAAAGGGTTCTTATTACCAGCAGCAACATGAGCATCATAAGCATTTGTGCTTA